ATGCTGCTGAAACAGTTGGGCGAGCAGCTTCGACCGCTGGTGCTTCAACTGGTGTTGCTTCGACTGCTGGAGTGGTTTCTTCCACGGTGGCTGTCTCGCTTTCTGTTGGTTGGGTTGATTCTTCTACGACAGATTCTTCTGCCGCAATATCAGTAACCTGAGCAGACTTGAATGCTGGCTCTGTTACTAAACTTACTTCGACCAAGCGAGCAGCGGATACATATGTCACGCCATCCTTGATCTTTGACTTTAGGACTTCTGCCCCGATTGATAAACCTGACTGCAATCCTTCTTCTGCAAGGATTAGAGCTTCTGTGCCGCGTTGTGACCGGCTGATTGAAAATACTGCATCGATTGAGTTCTCTGATTCGCTAAATGAAACCATGCGACCTAGAGGCTTCTTGTTATCGTGCTGGCTTAGCAACTTGATTGCCTTTGGATCTTCGATAGCAATAGATCCAGAAGCAAAGATTACTTTGCCCATATTTGTAGATCCTGCTTCAACATTAAGTGGCACAATCTTGCCTGATACTGTGCGATTGGCTGAGTCTGCTGTGAGATCAGCTGAGAAGGTAATTACTTGATTCATACTAGACCATTATTTCCGTTAGGTGTTAGATCAGTCATTTCCATTGCTTGCTCTGGGGTAATCAGGTTAAGCGTTAGCAGTTTTTCAATGACTGCCAATTCTTGAAGTGGATCAGTACGCAGGAAGTTCTTATCAATATCAAACTTCACTACATTGCCACGGGCTGTGATGTCATCCATAGACAGGCGATCTTCAATCGCTGTAATGAATGGTTGTAAAGATAATGTCAAGAATTGCTTACGCTCATCTTGCACATTCGCATAAGTCATAGAGTTATTCTGATCTGCTGAAACATAGTAAGCAGGCACATTGCATAGACGAGCGATTTCGGTAGCAAGATTAAAAATTGCTTCTCCGTACATCATGTCTTTAGGTGAGAATGAGACTGGAGTATATTCAAGAGTAGATGTTAGGTATGCAGTTGAACGATTGTTGCGAGCGTTACGCCATGCAGCAAGAAGTCCGGAAACTTCTTTAGGATCTAGATCTGCGCCTGTGTTTTTAATGTAACCAGTTGCCATTGGGGTAGCTGCTGCGATTGCAGCTGCTTTCTGAACATCAATAGCAGCGCGGATTGTTGAAGCACCGGTGTTTAAAATTCCATCGTTTAATGATTGAAATGTAACGAGAGATCCAAGACCATCCATTGGTAATGTAGTGCCATCGACTGCATAAGATCTAACAAAAGTATTTGTGCTATCGAGTGTAATTGTCACTCGATTGTTAGCGATCCACTCAAAGCGAGATGGACGACCATCTTCCTGATAAACTTCGACAACTTTCCAGAATGCTTGACCATATAGAAGCAATGAATCGACAGTCCATGCAATCGTTACGGATCGCGGCTGTGAATAAGAAGGTTGCTCTAACCATGCAGGTGAACCTAATTCTTCATTAGTAGATTTTCTGTAAAGCTCTAATGGAATCGCACCGATTGTGCCAGCAAGTAAATTGCGGCAACGCATAAGTGCGGGTACTGACATTGCTTCTGTTCTGCCAATGTATGCAGTCTGAAACGGCATTGCATAAGGTGAATACTCACCGAGAACCTGCGGTGCGGCCTGAGCTTGTAATTGTGTCTTAGGCTCTAGCCCAAATGCCTGCAATAATTTACCCATAGACATAAATGGTAGCACATGTCAAGCATTTGACATATTACATAGGGTGTGTCTAGGTGTAAATCTGTGGCTTAGGTTGAGGGATCATTAACTTGCTAACTGCCATGGCAATGCCAATAGGTGCTGAGATATCACCGGCCGATTTGCGTTTGATGATTCTCCAGGCTGAGTCATTGACCTTGGCTGCGCAGTTATTCATCTGCTGGATCAACTCTGTCTGTCCATTGTGGACTACTCGATGATTAACTAAGCCTTCTAGCAAGTCACCGCAGGCTTTGTAGAATTGCTGACCCGAAACATCCTCGACCATAACTCCAGCATTAGCCAAGCGATCTGCGATGGTCTGCGTAGCGTATTTGTCAAAGCAAACTAGGCGTGGCTTATAGATGTCGCACCAAGCCTTTATACTTGCTGCCATCTTTAGCTCATCGATAGCAACTTGAGAGCTGTAAGTCTCTAGGATTCCAATGCCAATCCGTCCATCTGGAAGAAGTTGTCCAGCGACTAATGATCCGTTCCTGCGTGACGGACTGACATCGAAACCGAATACAGTATAAGCCCCCGCAGCCATTTCAAGCGTGCTATCGGATGTGTCCTCTAAGATTCCATGAGGCCAAGGACTACTTAACGAATCGATCCATTGGCAAAGAGTCTCAGTACGCGTGTTTTCAATCGGTGAAGTAGCAATCGCTTCTTCAATCGCTTCTTCTGTGATGGTGTATCCCAAAGAGGGGTTAGCCAAAGCCCATGCATTGCGATCGTCTATCTTGCAGTACTGCGGTGCTGAGTATTCATAGAATCCAAAAGACTTGGGTGGGTAGTCGATAGCTCTTTCCCGTAAGTCGTTGAGTACAGTGCTGAAAGCGTCTCCTGCATTAGAGGTAAGAAGCGTTTGAGAGTTTGGGTGAGCTCTAGTTGTAGGAGTAGCAGCTCTAAATCCATCTTCTGTGATCTCTCGGACTTCATCGATGTAGAGCAATCCATTGACTGATCGACCGCGAGAGCCGTCTCTAGTTGCTGCGACAACATCAAGCCTTGCTCCAGATAGCATCTCAATAGATTCTGTGCCGTTTGCATGTCTGATCTGTTTAACGAATCCTTTAAGGTGGTCATTGGTCTCCAATAGGCTAGTTACTTGTCGGAATGTGTCGAGTGCCATAGATCTGTTCGAGCTCATAATAAGGACATTGGTGTTCCACTTAATCAGGTGTGCCAGTATCAGCATACGCGCTAAATGGGTCTTTCCATTCTGCCGGGCTACTAAAATCAGGTTTGTTTTGCGAATCCACATGCCCTTCTTGTCCACGGTAAGCATGTCCTTCAACACGAACTCTTGCCATGGCATAAGCGGCATCTTCACAATCTCGCAGAGGTCTTTCACATCTTGCAGCTTGTTTTCGCCTTTGAGAAGTGGGCTGTGAAGCCTTGGCTTGGTTGCCCCTCGTAGGGCTTTGGACTTTCTGGGCTTAGTTGTCATTGGTCTGGACTGGGTCGGGTCTTAAACGGACTGTCCAGCATCGGTTCGGACTGTGTCGGGGAGATATAGTCGAGAAAGACAGGGGGGGTAGCCGCTCGTGCTAAAAAAACGCCCTCATTGAGCGCACCTTTGCGTAGGTTGCATGACTTGCACAACACTCTTAAATTATCTAGGGAATGATCACCACCGGCTTTGCGTGGGATGATGTGATCGATGTGCATCTCACCCTCATCTGTACCACACAACTGACAGGCTCTACCATCACGCATGAACACGCGCTCACGCTGCTCTCGGTATCGCCTGCTGTTTAACTTATCTAATGCCAATTGTTTATCTTCCAATGTTCGTAAGCATTGCATGGTGTGGAGTATCTATGCTGTATATAGGACAACCCCCATCGTACCTGAGTATATCCATCCTGATCTCTTAGCCACTCACTTCTACCTTGTGGTATTCCATAGTGTGAGCCATTACGAGCTTTAGGATTCCATGCTGATTCTTTACCATATAACTTAGATAGACATACATATTGCTCATAATCATAATGTAATAGATGTAAAGCATATTCTTTATAGCTTACATATTGCATTGGTTTAGATCCACCTGCATCAGGCATGATGCATAGAGCTATCCCAATAGCTACTAGCACCCCGCGAGCAACGCCCCTAAGGGGCTCGCGGTGAGCCTTTGAGAGGCTCTGCGCCGTTAGCGTACCATCGATGTCAAATCTATTTGTAAAAGTCCTGCTCAGAACGGTGTTTCGTTTCATAATTACCCCCTGTGGATAACTTTTGTGGATAACTATTTATCCGTTGAATAGAAGCCCTTGCCCTTAAAGTGAGTCGGTGCAGCAGCTATAACCTTAGTCATAGGCTCATTGCAATAAGTACATGGGATCATTGGTCGATCGTGCCATCCATGGGTGATCTCATTCGTGAGATTACATTTAAGACATCTATAGTCGTAGGATGGCATGTTAAACACTTCCTTATCATGTAAGACCCACAAGCTTCGCAGCGGTCAATGTCTGCCTCTGTGGGTTCGGTATCGAGATGACCGTACTTTAATATGAGTAGTGGCAATAGATCCTCTAGACGGATGATGGCGGCATACTCACGCGCATCTTCACCTTGTCCGTTGAGTCTAATAACTCCGAAGCCTAATTCCCCCGAAATGGCTGTCCGAGCTTTTAATTGTTTCAGGTACGCAAGCGGTTGAAATCCAGCGCGGGCTTTGACTTCAACATCGAACGGCACATTAACAATATCCTTGCCACTACCCCTTCCCACACATGCGCCTTGCCAGACAGTCGATAGGTACTGTGCGACAACACGCTCTGTGCGGAAACCTCTGTGTTTCCTTGCTTGACTAGCCATTAAATGTCACCAATATAGAAGGAAATGGCGCAGCTGTAACGCTAGTGCCAAACTTTAACCTGCCCTTGATGAATTGTAAATCAGCATGAGGATAAACAAACTCATGAAACCATTTAGTGTCTGTCCTTGATGGCAACAACATGACAACAAGATCGTCATGAAGTGCAGCCTTTTTTACCCAGTCGTAAATGCCACGCCCGTAAGGTGGATTAACCCAAGTGCGACCCACCCATTGACCCGATAACCCATCACGCCTTGACTCGTCTGGATGATCTAAACCGAACCATTCATCGCATAGATGATTAGTCAGACTAGCTGCTGCATCCAACTCAAAGTTATGAAAGCCATTAGCTTGTTGCCAAAGATCCTTGGGTGTTGCCCAATTATCTGTGGCTGAAGGTGGCATGTATGGATTAGCCATTGACTGCTTTACATTTAGCACATTGCCATGTGACTATGCCATTGACTGAGTCGGATGATATGTCCTCTAAATCTCTAATTGCAACTGGTTCATTGCATAACTGACACGGCACGAAGGCTGACATGAGATCGACCCATTCACCATTGATCTTAATTCCTATGTTACCCATTTAGACTCTCGCCTTCTGTGGTTGCCATTTACCATCTGATCCTAGGTTGTACCAATTCGTAGGACACTTAGCCTCGCCCGTGCGTGGTGCATGACTGCAAAAGTAGCCGCCCCAAGCTCTGCCATTCTTCTCGCCCTCTTTCCATTGCATGTGTCCATGCTCGCATGATGGAGCTTCAGCAGCTTCTGGCGTACCAAGAATGTCCTGCACTAGATCAAGTGCCTTCTCTAGCGTTACCGGTGCATCGACTACGCCATTGTATTGTCCGACAGGTGTAGTCCAGTAATCCTGGTCATCTGCCTTGACTTCCTGAACAGGCGGCTTAACTGGCTTAGCAGCTACTACCTTGCTCATTTCTTCTCGGCTTGGTCTCTTTCCTTTAGGCGCATAACCTGCATTTGCAAGTGCTCTGCCGATCGCTGAAGTCTCGCAATTCTCCAATGCTGAAGTCTGATTAACGCCTCGGCTAGTAACCGTTTCCTCAGCGTACCCTGTTGCCCATGCAACGCTATCTTCAGCATTCTTAAATAGATACGCCTTAACAATATATCGAGTAGCCTCGACAACTTCCA